TTGGGATATTACCAACGTAAATAATCTAAATAACTTTATGTTATCAACCAACTTCAACACATCAAACTACGATGCCCTCCTAGTTGGTTGGGAAGCTACACTTCAAGCGGCTTATCCAGGCGGTGTAGGTTATCCACATACTATAAGTGCACGATTTGGAAACAGTCAATATTCAAGTGCATTAATGAATGTAGGAGAAGCACGTTACAATCTAATTAACGTGTTCGGTTGGACAATTACAGACGGAGGAGCTGTTTAAAAACTCTTTTCTCGAAGTTATCGATATTTATATAAAAAGGTAATTCATGGCCGTTAATATCCCTATATGGAATGGTTCATCTACATTTGCCGCTGGACAAACACCTTTAGGCTTTTATGATAATCAAGCTGATTTTGTTGCTGAAATAGATAAAGTAACAAATTGGTGTGCACAAAAATTAGGATATCCAGTTAATGATGTGGAATTACCATCCGGTTCATTTTATGCATGTTTCGAAGAAGCTATAAATGAATATGCGAATCATGTTAACTCATATAATATAAGAGATAACTTTATCAATCTATATGCCACTACAGCATCAGTGCAGTTAACACAAAAGGCCGTATCACCTACTTTACAAGGTATGATTGAACTTGCAAAGGATTATGGTACAGAAGCTGGAGCAATAGGAAACGTTAACGTATATACCGCTTCTATAGCCGTTAAAGCCGGTCAGCAAGTATATGATTTAACAAATGCAAGTACGGTAACATTTGAGCAAGGCGATCCGTCGACAGATTCATATGAAATCAGAAGAGTATTCCATGAAGCAACACCGGCTATAGTTAGATATTTCGATCCATTTGTTGGTACTGGATTAGGTTCCGAACAAATGCTAGATGCATTCGGATGGGGAGGATATTCTCCAGGAGTATCATTTATGATGATGCCAATGTATGCAGATACATTAAGATTACAAGCTATAGAATTCAATGATCAGATACGTAAATCTGCTTATGGATTTGATATTAAAAACAAAACAATAAGACTATTTCCTATACCTTCAGAAGATATGACAGTATATTTCAATTACATGTTGGATTCTGAAAAAGGAAATGCATTGAAATATAACGAGAATAGTGGTTCATTGGTAAGTGATTACAGTACTGTACCATATGGTAGGATGGATTACAACCTTATCAATGAAGTCGGTCGTAACTGGATTCGTAGATATACATTGGAATTAGCAAGAGAATTGTTAGGTCAAGTACGAAGCAAATATAGTTCATTACCAATACCAAATTCAGAAATCACACTTAACGGTGGAGAATTAATATCAAATGCACTTACCAAACAAGAAGCATTGGTAACAGAATTGAAGGAATTGCTAGATTCATTATCACGGCAAATGCAATTAGAAAGAAAACAAGCCGAATCGGATGCATTACAGCAACAAATAAACAAAATACCAATGGGTATCTATATAGGATAATAAATGGCATTATTTGGCTCGGGTAGAGATGCATCATTAATTAGATCAATGAGCCGTGAATTGTTACGGTATATTGATACAGAAGTGCTACACTATAAAATGATACTAGATAGTGCCAATGAAAATATATATGGTGAATCTGAAAGCCGTACATATTATACACCAACTCGCATTACTGCTATAGTTCAAAAAGATGAAAAAACAGCAGCTGCAGATGAATTTGGATTGGAATTCAATCGTACAGGTGTATTTGCATTTTTACGAGATGATCTTAAAGACAAGAATATTCAAATTGAAGAAGGCGATATTATATTCTGGGATAACGAGTATTATGAAATTGATAATGTCGGCTCATCTCAATATTGGGCAGGCAGAAACCCAACTACATTGCTAGGAAATACTTCCGGTGAATTAACAGAAGAATTTGGATATAGTGTTGCCGTGGTCGCTGAGGCACATGTAACTAAACGTAATACCATAAATGTAGAAGAAGTTAGATCTGGAGTAAATAAACCAGCATATACATCACGCACGGATAGAGGAATATATAACTAATGGCTGAATTAGATAGATCATATTCATCATATAGTAATGACCGGGAACTCAATCGAGCTGAGCAGATTCGTCGGGATGATGATACTATTAAAACACAATCATGTACAATTTATGATCATGATTTTGCAATATTATCTTATCTACGTGACACTGTGAAACCTAAGGTAGTAGAAAATGATGCTGTAATAGATATTCCAGTATTATATGCTAACGGAGAAAAGTGGAGTCAGATACAATCTCACGGTTATATGCGAGATGCCAAAGGCAAAACAATGACACCGCTCATTATGATACGTCGTAATTCAATTGCGGAACGTGACACATTGAAAAAGCTAGATGTTAATATCAATCCGTCGGCAAATAATATAATACTACAAAGCAAATATTCAAATCGAAATAGATATGATAGATTTGCAGCAACATCCAATTCAAAACCAAATAAAGAGTATTACATATCCACAATTCCAGAATTTGTTGATATAACATACGATGTATATATTTGGACATCCTTGCAAGAACAAATGAATCAAATTGTAGAGCAGATAATGCCATTAGGAGGATTTGCTTGGGGTACCACTTGGAAATTTCCATGCTATATCAATGATTATTCTTTTGACCTTTCAAATGATACTGGTGCTGATAGAATAGTAAGAGCAACATTACCAATTACAATGAAAGGTACAATATTATCATCAACAGAATTGTATCGGTCGACCATACAAAAACAATTTGGTATCAAGCAAGTTAAGTTGGCAGAAACAGAATTCACAATACCATCGGAAGAAAATAATAATACACTGCCAAATCATCGTAGATTTGATCAATAATACATATATATATTAAAGAGGTTATATCATGTCAAAACAGTTATCACAAGAAGAATTAGACCGCCTAAAAGCACTTAAAACAAAAAGCGATTCAAAGATTTTCGAATTTGGTCAGTTGGAGATAGAAACAATTTTAACTCAGCAGTATTTGAAATCATTGGAAGAAACCAAAACCAAATTGCAATCTGAATTTGAATCACTGCAAAAAGAAGAGCAAGAAGCGGCTAAAGAATTAAACGAAAAATATGGTGAAGGTTCGATTGATTTAGAGAAGGGTGAGTTTATACCTGCTTAATCGACTGTTTCGGTCAACGTTCCCATATTTATATAAAACAATAAATAAAAGGAATTCCTAATGGCCGAAAGAATTGTAAGTCCTGGCGTATTTACCAGGGAAATCGATCAATCATTTTTACCTGCCGCTGTAGGTGCTATTGGTGCTGCAGTTATTGGACCAACAGTTAAAGGTCCAGCTTTTGTACCAACAGTTGTATCATCTTATTCAGAATATGTTCAAATATTTGGAGATACATTTACTAGTGGATCTGGTACTGCTGAAAAATCATATAAGTATTTAACATCTATATCAGCACAAAATTATTTGCGATATGCCGATACATTAACTGTTGTAAGAGTTATGTCAGGGTCATATGCTAAAGCTAATTCATATGTAGCATCATCACCATCAGGTTCTGGATTCTCATTTAGATTACATGCATTGTCAGAAGGAGCTATTGTTAATAGCGGTCGTATTCAAGCATCTGCTAACGGTTCTGGTTCAGCTGATGATGAGGGTGTTAATAATGCATTGCTATCCGGTTCACGTGATAACCTTAGATGGGAAGTATCAAATGTAAATGAAAGAAAAGGTACATTTACATTGTTACTAAGACGTGGTGATGATACAATTCAAGATAAAGTAATACTAGAACAATATAACAACTTGACATTAGATCCAAATTCTCCTAATTATATTGCACAGAGAATTGGTGATCAAGTATATACAATGAGAGATGCTGGTACAGCTCAACCATTCTTGCAATTGTCAGGTTCATATCCTAACCGTTCGAAATATGTAAGAGTTGAAGTACTTAAAAATACTATCAATTATCTAGACTCAAATGGTAATGTTCGATTAGGTGCGGCTTCTGCATCATTACCAGCTGCGGTATCTGGAACATTTGCTAACGGTTCTGATGGTGGTATTAATCATCCACAGCAATTCTTCAATAATATTGAGCAAACCAATACTCAAGGATATAATCCATCATCAACTAATGGTGCAACACCATTCCTAGATGCTATCAATCTTCTTGCAAACCAAGATGAATATGATATCAATCTATTATCTATGCCAGGTCTTATTAATAGTGTACATGCTACAGTATTAAGTGCAGCAGAAAACATGGTAACCTCTAGAGGTGATTGCTTTATGATAACAGATCCAGTATTATATGGTTCAGGTCTATCTGCAGCACAAATCCAAGCAGAAGGAGAAAATTCAAGCTATAATGCAATGTATTGGCCATGGTTGCAAGTCCGAGATAATGATTTAGGTCAGAATATCTGGGTACCGGCTACCACATTAATACCAGGAGTATATGCATTTAATGATTCAGTTGCTGCTCCATGGTTTGCACCAGCTGGTCTTAACAGAGGTGGATTGGAATCCGTTATCCAAGCTGAAAGAAAATTAACGCAAGTTAACCGCGATGATCTTTATGAAAGCAATGTTAATCCAATTGCAACTTTCCCTAACAGTGGTGTTGTGGTATTTGGACAAAAGACATTGCAGAAAAAAGCATCGGCATTGGATAGAATCAATGTACGTAGATTGCTTATTGCAGCTAAGAAATTTGTTGCATCAACTAGCAAGTTCTTGGTATTCGAGCAAAATACAACAGCAACTAGAAACAGATTCCTTTCTATTGTTAATCCTTATTTTGAAGATATTCAGCAACGTCAAGGTTTATATGCATTCAAAGTAGTAATGGATGAAACAAATAACACTCCAGATGTAGTTGATAGAAATCAATTGATAGGACAGATATTCTTGCAACCAGCTAAGACAGCAGAATTCATTATTATTGATTTCAATGTTTTACCAACGGGAGCAACATTCCCTGAATAATTTAGGTCAATGTATATTTATATAAAAGGAAACAATTAAATGGCACAATTATTAGATCCAACCGAAATATTTTTCACCGCATATGAACCTAAAATGTCAAATAGGTTTATCATGTACATCGATGGTATTCCTTCTTATCTTATTAAGGCCGCTGGTCGACCTTCTATTGAAAATGGTACAGTTGTATTAGACCATATCAATATTGAAAGAAAGGTTAAAGGAAAAAGCCGTTGGCAGGATATCACTATCACTCTTTATGATCCGGTAGTACCATCAGGTGCTCAAGCAGTAATGGAGTGGGTTCGATTGCATCACGAATCTGTAACAGGTAGAGATGGTTATTCTGACTTCTACAAGAAAGATATCACTTTCAATGCATTAGGACCGGTAGGTGATAAAGTTGAAGAATGGACACTGAAAGGTGCCTTTATTGCATCAACATCAAAAGGTGATTTTGATTGGAGTGGAGAAGATCCATTGACAATTGAGCTTACATTAGCTTACGATTACGCTATACTCCAGTATTAATCGTATATTGCAAGCAATTCTAAGAATCCTTCATATTTATTTATGAGGGATTTTTTTATGATCAAACTTAAGGCCATAATGGAAAATATATTAGATGAAGAAAAGAATTCACTAATCGATCAAATCTACATGGATTATCCGGCATATATGAAAGATATAGAAAAGTTATTGGCATTTATAGAATCAGATAAGAACATACATCCATCGGTTAGCAAGGAAGTATTAATACAGCTTATCCGAAAGAAATTCGATTAGTAGCATATTTATATAAAAGTTATAAGGAGTATTAAATGAGTAACGAATTACCAAATCACAGGTCAGCAGCACCTACCGTAGAAAAGACAGAAACACCTGCACCTCAACCATCCAAATTTCCAACAGAAATTGTAACATTGCCATCTAAAGGATTGCTATATCCAAAAGACAATCCATTGGCATCTGGTAAAGTTGAAATGAAATATATGACGGCTAAAGAAGAAGATATTCTTACTACACAATCATATATTCAGCAAGGAGTTGTATTAGACAAATTGTTTCAGTCTCTAATAGTAGGAAACGGTGAAGGTCAAAGAATCAATTACAATGATTTGCTAGTAGGTGATAAAAATGCAATTATGATTGCAGCACGTATTTT